CTTTGGAACATCTTCTGCTGAAAGATTAAGAATTGATACCTCTGGAAACATAGGTATAGGAACTACGAGTCCAGGTGCAAAACTGAATGTAAACTCTGGCACAACAAACACTATGGCTCATTTCCATAGTACAGACGATAACGGATTCATAGAACTAAAAGATGATGACACTACAGGTTATATAGGGGTACAAAACGATTATCTTTATATAGGTGGTGCGCCTTCAACAAACACACAAAATTTAGTAATTAATGATGGTACTGGAAACGTAGGCATAGGAGATACAAGTCCTGTTTCTAAACTAACAGTTGGAGGACAAGTTACAGCTACAGCAGGTGCAGTTTCCGCTCCAACGTATGCTTTTGATAATGACACAGATACAGGCATGAGTAGACCCACTACAAATGCAATAAATTTTTGTATAGGTGGCTCAGAAAAAATCCGTATTGATTCAAGTGGTAGATTACTGGTTGGCAATACTGGTTCGTTAGGAAACGCCTGTAATATTTTTATGTATGCTTCCCCTACTAAAACTAGCATTGAAACACAAAATACAACAACTGGTGCTACAAATTATGCCATGACGTTTAGGTCGAATGGTGGTACTGAAATAGGTTTTATAAATGTAACTAATACAGGAACGACTTACGATACAGGTTCAGACTATAGATTAAAAGAAAATATAACTCCTATAGAAAATGGTTTAGACAGACTTAACAATTTGAATCCTGTTAAGTTTAATTGGAAATCAGATGGCACATCAAGTGAAGGCTTTATAGCACACGAAGTACAAGAAATATTTAGTGATGCAGTTTCAGGAGAAAAGGATGCAGAGATGATGCAAGGCATGGATTACGGAAGAATTACACCATTACTTGTAAAAGCTATCCAAGAACAACAAGAACAAATAGAACAGTTAAAAACTGAAATACAAACCTTAAAAGGAGAATAATAATGGCAATTAATTATGCATGGGATGTGAGTACTGTCGACACTTACCCAACAAAAGACAGCAATAGCGATGTAGTTCATAACGTACATTGGAGACTAACAGCAACGGATGGCACTAACAAAGATTCAGATGGTAACAACTGGACTTCAGAAGTCTATGGAACACAAGGATTAGATACAGACAGTATCTCTAGCTTTGTAGCCTTTGGAAGTTTAGACGCTGCTAAAGTACAAGGTTGGGTAGAAGCTGCTATGGGTGCTGATGAAGTTACTGAACTTAAATCGGGCTTAGATAGACAGATAGCAGAAAAGATTACACCAACATCAGTTACTAAAACAATCGGTTAAAAGTGAATGGCATTGCTCCCAATAACTCCACCTCCAGGAATTGTTACCAACGGAACAGCGTACAGTAATAAAGGTCGCTGGACTGATGGGGATTTAGTTCGTTTCCAGAATGGAAATTTAAGGCCCATTGGTGGTTGGGAAAAGTTAAAAAGCACAGCATTAACAGGCACACCCACAGCTCTTTTTACTTATTCAGATAACGCTGGTAATCCAATTCTAGCGGTTGGTACAAGACAAAAGGTTTATGTTTTAACTAGAAACACTTGGTATGACATAACACCATCTGGTTTTGTAACAGACGCTTCAACTGATCCTTTAGGCTTTGGTGCATACAATTACAACGTAGAAGATTATGGTGATGCTCGTTCTCAATCAGGATTACTTTTTAACACAACATCTTTCTCGTTTGATAACTGGGGTGAATATTTAATATTTTGTTCAGCATCAGACGGCAAGATCTATCAATGGCGACCTCATGGTGGAGGAACAAACACTCCAGATGCAGCTGGAACTGCAATAACTAATGCACCAACAGGCAATCTAGGTGTTGTGGTAACTAATGAGAGACACATATTAGCGATTGGTTCTGGTGGAGATCCTAGAAAGATTGCTTGGTCATCAAGAGAAGCATCTACTACTTGGACAGCAGCAGCTACTAATACAGCTGGTGACTTACAAGTGCCTACAGGTGGCAGAGTTATAGGTGCTGTTAAATGGCAAACAGACGTTATATTGTTTACTGACACAGGCGTTGCAAGAATGTATTACACAGGTCAGCCCTTTATATATGGTATTCAAGACGCTGGCACAAACTGTAAAGCCATATCAACAAGAGGAATTGTTAGTGCTGGTAACTTCTTAGCATGGATGGGTGAAAACAGCTTTTTTGTTTTTGATGGTTCTGTTAAAGAGATTCCTTGTGAAGTGCATGATTATATATTTGACGATTTAAAATACAGTTATAGAAAAACCATAGCTGGAGGACACAACTCTAACTTTAATGAAATATGGTGGTTCTTTCCATCAACCGATTCTTTAAAACCAGACAAATACGTTATTTGGAATTATTTAGACAACAGCTGGAGTATTGGATCTATGGATAGAGGTTGTTGGGTGGATCAGGGTACGTTTGACTATCCCATAGCTTGTGATAATGATGGTTTTGTTTATCAACACGAAAGCGTTGTTTTAAACAATTCTCCTTCATTGGGTACATCTGTACCTTTTGCACAATCAGGGCCTATAGAAATAGGTAATGGTGATCGTTGTGTGCAAGTCAATCAGATCATTCCTGATTCAGAAGCTAACACACTACCTGGTGTAACCCTTAGTTTTAAAGGAAAGTTTACACCGCTAGGGCCTGAAACAGATTTTGGCTCTTTTACTTTTGATTCAACAGACGGATATACGGATGCAAGATTTACAGCTCGTCAGGTACAGATGAAAGTTACAGGTGAAACAACACAAGATTTTGAAGTGGGTGCGATAAGATTAGATTTAAGGAACAGAGGTCGTAGGTAATGGCGAGAAAAACATTTACAAGACCAGGTGAACAATACGATAGGGAATATCAAAACTATTTGGTGTCTGAATTAGAGAACCAATCTGGCTTAACCTTTAATAAAGGTGAAAGAATTGAAGCCAATGGTGGTGATCAGACAGAAATAGTTTTGGTGAGTCCTGATGGCTCTAAGTTTAAAATACAAGCGGACAATAGTGGAAACCTCAGTACAACAGCAGTATCATAGTGAGGACTGGAAACCTCATTGGTTAAGGCTTAGACACCTATTAGTTCCAGCTATTGAGTTACAAGACCTTTATGCTCTTGAAGATATAGAAAATGGCATAGAGAATGGACAGTTTCAGCTTTGGCCCGCAAGCGAGTCAATAATGATAACGGAAGTGGTCACTTACCCACAAAAACGTATAATGAACTTATTGTTTTGTGGTGGTGACGTAGAAGAACTCTTGGGAATGTTGCCAGAGTTTGAAAGGTTTGCCACTTATTTTGGGTGTTCTCGGCTCTACGGAGGGGGAAGAAAAGGATGGCAAAGATTTTTAAAGAAACATGGGTTTGTGGAAGAACACATGATTAGAAAAGAACTGGAATAAATTATGAGCAAAGGAAAAAATACAACAACTCAATCAACAACGATTGATCCCGCACAGTTAAAGATGTATCAAGGTCTTTATGACACAGCAAGAATTGTGGCTGACCAGCCTTATATCCCATACACAGGAGCAAGAGTAGCTGGCTTTAACCCAGATCAATTACAAGGGTTTGATGCGACTAGAAATATGTTTGGTCAATCTATGGGTTACGATCCTAGAAGTTCATTAAACGCTTTGGCTAATATGCAAGCACCTAGTATTTTAGATAGAGACATTGGTGCTTATCAAAACCCATACACACAACAAGTTATAGACACCACATTAGCTGATTTAGATAGATCCAGACAAATGGCTATTGGTAGAGATCAAGACAGAGCAATAGGATCTGGTGCTTTTGGTGGTTCAAGAAGCGGAGTATTAGAAGCAGAAACCAATAGAGCCTTTGCAGACCAAGCAGCCAGAACCGCTGCTGGCTTACGACAAGGTGGTTTTGATAGAGCTACATCACTAGCTGGACAAGATATAGGTAGAGAAATAGGCAACAGAGGTTTTCAAGCTGGTTTATTCGGTAATCAATTAGCAGATCAATACAGTAATTTAGGATTACTAGCTAACATTGGCAGACAGCAACAAGGTCTACAACAAGCTGGATTGGATCAAGCATACAATCAGTTCTTGGATGCAAGAGGATATGGGCCACAACAAATTGGTTTACTATCATCTGCGTTAGGATTAATGCCACAACAAACTACATCCACACAAACAGGACAAAGAAAAACTGGTGCTGGTGATGTATTGGGTACAGCTGCTCAATTAGCTGGTGCTATTTGGAGTGGCGGTGGAACTTTATTTGGGATTTAGGAGTAAAAATGGCAATAAATAATTTATTAAATATGCAACAACTACTTGATCCTGTAGGTCAACAACTACAAGCTGGTTTAAGACAACAAAGAGGGCAAATATCTCAAGACGTTGCAACTC